GACAGGTCATCTGGTTCAAATACTGTATCCCCTGAGGCTAGAAAATCACAATCACATTCCTGTCCAGCCATTCTAGGTCCTAAGTCTCTATCCTGTTGATCTCTCCAAGATTGATCTCTTTCCGGATGCACTGTCCAGGGCAGTCTAATAGGTAGGAATGAATTTTCTCCTGACTCTGCTTTTTCCCAGGTTTGATGAAACCAGTTACCAATACCATTAGGAGTTGATAAGGCCATACATTGACCACCGGTTGCAAGTGTCTGCTGTGCAGCAGTAAAGGTCTCCTCAATGTTATCTATAAAGGCGGCCTCATCTATAAGTAACAGGGATACTGCTTCAGATCTAGCTGCATCTGCGTTAGATGACTTAGCTGTTATTTTTGATCCGTTTTTAAGTCTTAATGATAGTTTATTCTTTTCTAGTGCTGGTAGTTTTAGCCATTTAGGTAACTCATCGTACATAAACATTGTCTTGGTAACAAGGTTTCGAGCTGTTGCTTGAGTGGTTGCAAGTGCTAGTACGTTTTTATCTTTATGGAAGAGCATTAGCCATAAACTGTATGCTGCTGCTAAAGTTGAAATACCAAGCTGTCTAGATTTAAGAGTAATGATAAATTGGTTATCTCTAAATAAATGTAAAACTTCTGCCTGGAAAGGGTATAAATTAAAAAGAATTCTACCTCGGGTAGGATGTTGGATATGGCAATACTTCTTCATGAAGTACGCCGGATCTTTAGCACATTTAATATATTCCTGTGCTATTATTTTTTTTATGTCTTGTGCCATAACTAATCTTTTTCAAATACATCAGAATAAATTTTATCTAAAGAATTGAGTAATTTGTCTGTGATAGTATTTGAGATTTGTTTTTTGTCTAAAACTACTTCAGGGTCTATTAAAGTTATTGGAATGTTGTTTTCTTTTGTACTTTTTCTAACAAAAGCAGGAGCTATATTAAGTAATTTCCCGGATGTATCAGCATAAATAGCAACTGAATCGTCTGAGGGATTTTTTACTCCCCATCCAGTTTTTGTAGAATATAGTTTATGTTTTAAAAACTCGTTATATACTTTATCTCTATCGTATTTTACAGTATGAAAAATAACTTGTTTTAAAATTCCTGATTTAGGATCATGCACTTTTTCCACCCAAACAAAAAATTCTTTATTTTCTGCTCCTGAAAGCTTAGTCGAAATTGCTTTTAACCTATTTAATAGTAAGTTATAAGTCTCAGGTTCAACGTAGTCTTTCATCTGCTCTACAGTATATTCTGTAAAATCTGGGTTTTCTTCGTATATTTTGTTTAGTACATCTTTAACCTGCTTAGCATGAGTTGAGGTAGAAGTTGCTTCATCAGAACCCAGTCCTATTTTTGTTGCACCGGTAGTTGTTTTTAGTGAAATATCTTTTCCATTAATTGTTAAATCTGTTAATCCTCCAGATGCTCCAGTATGAGTAGAGTCTATTCCAACTCTGTTAAGGAGCTTAACTAGCAACACCTCTGATATAGTTCCAAGTGAATTATTATCAAAATAATTAAAAACTGATAGGTATCTAGAATACGGTGTTTGAATTTTTTTAAATGCCGATACAAGTTCACTTACTTCTCTATCGGTTAACTCGTTTGCTTTTGGGGCAGTGGAGTCTTCTTCGTTTTCATCAAGTATTTTAAACTCTTTAAGAATGTTACCTAATATAGCTTTATCTTCCGGATTATTAATATCCGGTACTCCTGATTTAGTTCTCCAGGCCCACTCCGTATATAATTTATCTACAATATTCATTATGCTTCTGGTTCTTCTCCAGCTTCAAAGTCTATATCTCCTGTTGTATCGGCAGGGGCTTCTCCACCACCTGCTTCTTCACCGCCTCCTGCTCCTGGCTCGGTAAAGGCTGCTTCTTCTCCGCCGCCTCCTTCTTCTCCGGGGAATTCTCCTCCGCCGCCTCCGCCTCCGAAGTCAGCTTCACCACCTTCTGCTCCGCCTTCTTCTCCTGCTCCTTTTAGAGGTGCTTCTTGATAGAGACGTGCTAATTTATCTAAGGCTTGTTGGAAATCATCAATTTGTCCAAGGAAATACTTTTTACCTAAAATTTGTGCCTGGAAATTCTTTCCTGTCCATTTTAAGGTAAAATCTTGTCCATTAACTAGGTTAACTCTGAATGTAGTTGGTTTAGGAGAAACCCAATCGATTGTATCTACAAACTCTTTAAAATCCTCAGTCATTAATTTGATCAAAGTCATTTTGAGAGTTGGGAATTTCTCAAGCATAGTATCAGTAGCATCTTCTAGTACTGTTTCTTTGCTGGCTTTAATGTCTCCTATCGGATCTTCCGGTTTAGGTTCTTCAGCCTCTCTAAGTACTTGAATGTATGCTTCTTCAATAAGCTTTTTTAATTCTTTTACTTTCATAATATTCTAGTTATTTCTGCAGTGATCTTTTCCGGTCAAAAATGGTCTTTTACATTTTGTACCTTTTACATGAACTCTACCGCATTTACCGCAACAGGTTGCTTTTTCTTCTTTCACTACCTCGCTTACTCTATCTCCTAGTCCTGGTAGGTTTCTAAGATCCTCTACATATGCATCTGTCTTAACTAAGATAGAACCTAAATTTTCATCACCTTTAAATAAAGTAATTCTTGTTACTCCAGGGTTAAAGTCTGGGTCTTTGTCTTTAAAGTTACTATTATAGTATTGTGTCTGATGCATTTGGTATTTTTCTCCTTCATGCTCTAAATCGTGATATTGAACGTGAACAAACATTGGAGCATATTGTCCCATTCTAGCTTTAATAGGACTCTTATCGTGTGCTTTTAAAGCTTCAATAGCATCGTTTTCACTAGCTACACCTTTAGGTAAAATATCTGCAAATACTTGTTTTGCAAACATATCAGGTGAATTTTTACTAACGTTATCAATTAGTTCAGCTCCTGAAAAACTGTTATCAGTATATTCTTTTACTACTTTAGTTAAAGGAGTTAATTTACCATTTACCATCTTATGAGGAATACCATTCTTCATAACATATTTTCCTGGTTTTTTAGGCTCCTGTGCTTTTAAAGTAGCTTTAAGTTCTGGGTTCTTTTCAGTACCTTTTGAGATAGTTTTGCTTCTACCTTGTCCGGTTCCAAAACCGGTTGGTTGTGCTTCTCCTACGAATCCTCCTGTTTGTATCTTTATACCGTAATGATCTGCTAGAGCTTCAATTACTTCTAGTGCTTCTTCTTGTTCTGAGAATTCACTATCTACTGCTCTATCTCTAACTAAATTAATAAAATCCTGTAGAGCACCAACTCTTTCGTTGATACTTTCTAATCTCATATCTAAGTAACCTGTGTTAGCAAGTACTTGATAAATAAGATGTACAGCATCCATTTCATCATAGCCGTATTTTTGAGCTACACCAGAAATAAATCTTTTAACGTATTTTTCTGCTTCAGGATTTACGTTATATTCGTTCATCTCTTCCTTTCTTTTGCCGAAAGTCTTGTGAACTAAAGTATCTAATTTTTTATGGAATTTTTCTTCTTCTTCAGCTGAGGCTCCTTCTTTTCCTTCTAAAGCTAAAGCATCTAAGGCTGGTTGCTTTTCTTCAAACTCTAAATAGTGTTGTGCTTTAGAGATATAATCTCTTGCAAGGATTACTTTTGATTGCCACCAATTCGGGAAATCAACTTCCGCATCCATTTTGTCGTATTTGTCCAGCTGCTTGTAGAGCTTAGCCGCATAAGTAGCAATATCGTAAGCATATTGTTTTAGCATATCAGGTTCATCATCTTGATGTCCTACATCAATATCTTCCTCTAATTCTGCTTTTCTACGAGCAAAGTAATCGTTTTTAGGTTCTTTATATTTTTTAAGAGGAGCATCTTTTTTAGAAGGTTGGTAGTCTTTTTCTGCAGCTCTACGTTTTGCGTAGTCAGTAGCTTCGTATAGCTCAGCACTATGATCAGCTACATCTATACCGTTAGCTTGTAAATCCATTACTGCATCATGCATAAATGCTTCTCTTTCTTCTACATCAAAGTCATCTGCAAACTCATTAAACATAAAGTAAATTATCACGTTACCAGCTCCGTCATCATCTACAGTGTTCATTTTAACAAAAGATGGTTCTGCAGCATTGTTTAAAATAGACATTGCTTTTTTATACTGAGCTCTGGGTACCTTAATGTAGTGGTGATCGTCTCCTTCTCCTTCAGTTTTTAAATTTGCAATAGCATCAGCATAATCTACTGTAGTACCAGCAGGACCGAATTTGCTTTTTCCTTTAAACTCAACCTTCCATTTTGTTTCTGGGCCATGCATATGAACAACTACAGGAACTCCGGCATAAGTTCCGGGCTTCATTTCCTTAGGATTCATTTCTTTTATTTGACCTTCTGCAAATAAATCTAAATTTGTATCTACTACTTCAATATCATTTGCTCCAAAATCCTCTAGTACATCATAGGTAGTTTGCTCATCGCTAAAATAGTACACATTAGAACCGTTGAACATAACTTGTTTAGAATATTTATCATCTAAGATTCCAATAGCCTGTCTAGCATCTCTAATAGCTACTTCAATGTAGAACATTCCTTCTGGTGCTTCAGAAAGTTGAAGTTTAATTCCTAGCTGGGCTGCTGCTTTTTCTAATTTAGGTTTAAGATCTTCTCTATCATTTCTACCTGCTCTTTTGTACATATCTAAAAGAGTCAAATATCTTTCTCTAGGAGTTTGTTCTTCGCTAATTTCTTTATTATATGTTTCTTCGTCGTGTCCTTGTTGAACTAACGAAATAAATTCCATATCTCTAGATAGGTTAGCCTGTAATGGAGTCGAAAATCCATTATAACCTTGACTAACGTAGTTATCTAATTCTTTTTCTGCATCATCAGGATCTTCTGTATATTTTAAAATTATGTTAAATAATTTATCTAAATATTGATCGTTACCGCTTTGTTCGTTTAACGATTTAAAATGCTTAACAAGATTGTTTTTGATTACATCTACATGAACGATAGCTTCACCGGATGGCTTAACACCTACGTCTCCGATTTCTTTATCAAAAGAATAATCTACTAAATGAAGGGTATCTCCGGTAATATAAAAAGAGAATTCATCTTCAAAATCATTTTTATATTTAACGTAAATTTCAAAAGAGTTAGGTTCAATATTACGTCCTTTAACTGTTTCAATTTCGTCACCAACTTCTCTTAAAGCTCCTATCAAAGCTTTCCCTACTTCTTTTGCGATGACTTTAGTTTCATCTGCTGAGAATTCAATGCCTTCTTGTTCTTTAGTTAGTTTTACTTTAACTCCTTTTTTAGCAAGAACTTCAGCTTTATCTTCATCATCAGTTGCAACAAACCCATCATCTCCCATTTCTTCATCTGCTTCTTTTAACAAAGCTAATTTTTTGGTTAATGATTCTTTTAGTACTTCTAATTGAGTTTTGGCTTTTTTTAGGTCAACTGTTGATGTAGAAGAGTATGTACCGTCTTTTATTTTATTTAATGCTAATTCGCACTTTGATAAACGGTCTTTGATTTCTTGATAAGTCATCTTATGTATGTTTAATATAGCTATATAAATAAATATCTATTATTCTTCTTTACTTATGTTATAGTAGTAGATCTCTTCGTCTTCTTTGTTCATCAACCACTTATCTGATACGCTTTCGCAGAACCATTCCTTATTATCTATTTTCCAATCAGGCTTTTGAGGGAACGGTCTAGTTACAAAAGACATATCTCTCCACATTAATCTATTATTAGGCTGAAGGGTAAAATTACCGTCGTCTAGTTTAATTAAATGTGCAGCTTTATATTGGGTAGGTTCATTGGAATATGGATTACTATGCCAATCAAAAGTCATAAGATAATTACCCCATTCTTTGGTACCATCTTTAAATATAGCTTTTACTCTTGATTGAAGCAAATAATCATAAGGAGTTACTGTGATTTCATGTCCAAAGCAGTCCCAAAGCTGTAAATGATCTAGAGGTTTTTTAGGAGCATTTTCTTTCCATCCTAGCATATGAATTGGGACTCTTGAACGGACAGCTCCTTCATCAGTCATAACATGAAAGGTTAAAGCTCGTCCGGCTACAGATTGTGCACCAAATACTATAACGTCTTGAAATCCTGGTCTACCGTCGTGCTGGTATAGATGCTCAATACGCATTTTAGCATAGAAGTGCGGTATTGATATGTTTAAAGTCATAGATTATTTTTTACCACCTTTCATGTTCGCACACCAGTGGTACATTTTTCCTTTTTCACCGCCATACTTTTTAGCCTTAGCTCGTAGGTCGGTTACCGAACCTTTACATGAAGCTCCTGCTTTTTTAACTCTACCGGGTCTAGATTTTCCTTTTACCTTACCGTCGGCGTAGTTTTCTTTATTTAAATGAATAGCAGTTAGTTGCTTTTCAGCTGCTTTTTTAGTAGAATGTGTACCTAATCTCTTTCCTCCTTTTTCAGGATACACAACATATTTACCATCTACTTTACGGATAGTTTCTCTAATTACTTCTTTAATTATTTCTGTTAATTCAGATTTTTTCATAATTAAATTAGTGCTAAAGCTCTGGTTACAAATTGAGTTACTTCTCCTCCTTTTACAGCTGTTAATGCTCCTTCTAAACCTGCTAATGCTGTAGAACCTGAAGTAGCTGCTTTATAAGCTCCAAATCCTGATGCTACCATTAATCCTGCTACTGCAGTAATTAGTATGATTCCCGCTGCTTTGTGTGCTTTATCTTTAGGTAATCCTAATTTAGTTAATGCCCATTCTATTGGTCTAAGAAGTAGATGGTGCATCTTTTCCGCTTTTGCTATAATTGCATCTCCCGTAGCACCTGTTCCTCCTAAAAATTTCCCAGCTGCTTTTGTTACTTTACCGATTATTTTAACTATTTCTGGAATAGCTAATGCAATACCTGCAACTAATATAACTCCTGCTGCTTCGTTAACATTATTTTGATCTTGAACTATATCATCAGAACTACTGGCTAGTTCTTTACCTAATTCATCAAAAGTTTGTTTAAGAGCTGAATCTACTTTTGTGTTTTCTTCTTGTTCTAATATAATGTGAGATAATTTCATTATTTTTCGTTTTTCCAGATTTCTCCTCTTCTACATCTCACTACTGCTCCTGAGGCATAAGCCGATGGCCAGGTATCGTATTTACGTTTTGCAATTCTAGTGCAACGGTCATCTTTTTCTAAAATAACCTGCTGTATAATTTCTTTAAGATATGCTTTTGTCACTTTTCCTTTTTTAGTATTAGGAACTACTTGCTGTCCTTTAGCTCCTGCTTTTTTCTTTTTTCTAGCTGTAGCTGCTCTTTCTGCTTTAGACATAGAGTGAGCTTTTTTTCTAGGCATACATCTATCAGGATTTTTCTTATTTTTAGAAGTACCGCAAGGACCCGCTATTGAACCGTCTGATGCTATTCTAACCCAATCTTCTTTTTTAAACCAGTCACGGAGAGACTCTTGAATTAACTCTCTCATGAAAGCGTACATATCAGAAGATATTTTTTTCTTTTTTGCCATTATACTTTATCAGACATTTCAGCTAGAGTTCTAATTATTAATCCTGCTAATACAGTAAAGATAATCCACAGAGCTTTAGATACTCCGTCTTTCCATCTTTTAAGCTCTTCTAATTCTGCTAATTTGAGCTGAAATTCTCTTTCTCCTGCCTGCATACCTTTTCTAAAATCGGTATTCTTATTTGTATTTACTATTACTCCATTGTCTGGATTGAGTAAAGTGTATTTTAGATCCGATATATCTTCTTTTAAATTTTCCATATCCTTTTGCATTTGCTTCAACTCGCCATTAGGCATATGGGCCTTAATATGGGAAATCTCAGAAAGGACAGATTCTAAGAGCTGTTTCTGTGTCATTATTAAAAGTATGTTTACATATAAATATACCTACTTTATATGTTCGGAAAGATGTGTAATATACTCACGGACGTTTTTAAGGATTTCTTTATCTTTATTAGAATTAGATTTCCAATCTTCTATATCCCCTGCTTCAGTAACAAAAGTATCTTTTGTGTTAACTAAATCTAAAACCCACTGCTCTACGTCATTTGCAAAAGCTTTAATATTTCCTTGCATCATACGTTTTTCATATTGCTCGTATAATCCGGCTTTACGTAAATCTGCTTCCATTTCTACTGTACATGGGTCAAAACAAAATCCGTGAATTTTATACATCTTTTTTGCAAGATGATGTTTCATAGATCCTCCACATTTAGGACATCTTAAAGGAATACGGATGGCTTTTTTAGCAGCGTCTAATTTTGTTAAATTCTGTTTTATGCCATTTTTAATAGTCCAGTGCCTTCCTCCTTCTTCCCAGACATCTCCTTCTTTATGTCTTTCAGAAGATTTTTTATAACCGGATTGAGCTTTAGTTTTAGATGTAAAATCCTTATTGACTAAATTTCTAACTCTTTGTACGTCTGATTGTTTAAATTCTTTTTTAAGTAATGATTCATTACTCATAACCAAGTTCTTTTAATTTTTCTAAAACCGGTGTAATATCACCGTCTTTTACTCTTAGAGCTATACCTCCTTTGGCAGCCCATTCATTAATATTAGATTTTTTATCATCTATTAAGATACTATTTTCATTTGCGTATCTTTGTTTATCTGCTGAGTAAGCAAAGATTACTTTTGGTTTAGGAGTAAGGTTATTCTTAACCCATAAATTTTTACCAAGTCTTGAATTATCATCTCTAGAAGGAGATGTAAGAAGATCAGGCTGATATGGGGAAATAAAATCCCATAATTGTTTACCGTTAGGCATCCAGTCCATTCCTACCCAAAATTTAATTCCTACTTCTACATCTATTAAATTCCAGAATCCAGCAGTACCGTGCTTACTTTCATACTCTTTTGGGGACATACCAGAGTAGTGTTCAAATCTAGATTCAAAATCAGTCAATACTCCATCCATATCGCAGTATATCTTGTATGGAGGTACTTCTTTTTGCTCGGGTAGAGGATAAGCCTCTAATAAATCTACTATACTATTACTCATAATTTATTCCAATTTTTCTCTTCTGCTGTAGCAGCTAATTCGTATGGGTGATTATTATAATCATATCCCATTTTATAATACCTAGTCATCCATGAAGGAGATTGTAGGTAGTGTTGGTATTCATGGATCAACGTCTGTATAATTTGTTTTCTACTCTTCATCTTAGGGTAGTACAAAACTATACTATTAGTTATATGATCATATTCTGCATCCGGATTTTCTTCTCCTAAATCACTATCATCATCTTCTCCGGATAACCTAGCATAAATACTCTTTTCGTATTCGACATACGGAGTACATTCTGCAAATTTACTATATCCGTATTTTAATTCTATCTTAGGAAATACTTCTTGGACTATTTCTTTTATCTTATTTATCTTCATAACCTTTATTAATTATATAAAGATAAGAAAAATAATTCAAAAAAGCAACTAATTCTTAACAGAATCTTCCCAATTTCTAAAAGTTATATTTCCTTCTAGATATGCTTCTTTTTCTATTTCAAGTAAATGATTGTCTTCATTTGTATTGGTAGTTCCTATATTACCTAACCTACCTTCTAGATTTTGCTTATGATGAATCATTTCATGTACAAAAGATCTCATAACATCTTTAGGATGTCTACCTTCTACGTACAGTACTACTTCATTTTGTGTAGGGTTATAGTAAGCAGTTTTTCCAAAGAAATTAGAAGACTCTGATATATCTCTTTTAATTTTTACTTCTGGTAGAGGAACAATATTCATTCCTTCATCTATCATATACTCTAGGATTGAAGCCATATACGGAGTGTAATCAA